CTGAGTTTGACGGTGCTAGCGAACTCTATAAGGGTGATGATGAGAAGCTAGAAAAGCTTTGGAAGACTCTTTACAAGCTTCAGGACTTTGTTGCTCCGACTGAGTTCAAGTCGTATGACGAACTCAAGAAGAAGCTCAATGATGTTCTCGGTGGCGACATTCGCAGCGTTGCCCCTGCCGCAAAGAGAGCGGAAGATGAGGACGAAGTTGAGGCTGCTCCTGCTCGTAAGGCCCCCAAGCCTGACGAGGACGAAGATGCGCTTGAGTACTTCAAGCGTCTGGCTAAAGAAGACTAAACTTTAAAAAAATTAATTAGTCAAAGTCCTCCAAATTGGAGGATTTTTTATTTTAGTAAAAAATTCGCTCAAATCATCAATATAAGAAGGCTGCATCGTTACTGGTGTATCTTTTGATTGCATTTGCGTATCAGACATAAATTGTGGAGCTGATGTTTGAGCATTTTCTATTGAAATAGATTCTGGGAATTGTGTAGGTTCATTTTTAAAATTTGCTAATGGGGGTTGTTCTGGTATGTTTATATCAAAATCTACAGAAGTTTCTTTATATTCTGGAAAGGTATAATCAGAAATTTTTGGTAATTCTGTTTGTTTAGTTTCTGGAATATTATAAGTGTCTATTGTGGGTATAGAATTATTTTCTTCGCTAGATTCAGCTGTAGGAACTTCTGGAGGAGCTAAAGTAGCCTCTGATTCTGATTCTGGAACTTCTGGAGGAGCTAAAGTAGCCTCTGATTCTGATTCTGGAACTTCTGGAGCAGCTAGAGTAGTCTCTGTTTCAGCAGAAGGGATCTCTGGAGCAGCTAGAGTGGTTTCAGATTCTGCTGTAGGGATCTCTGGAGCAGCTAGAGTGGTTTCAGATTCTGCTGTAGGGATTTCTGGAGCAGCTAGAGTGGTTTCAGATTCTGCTGTAGGGATTTCTGGAGCAATCAGAGTAGTTTCAGAATCAGCTGAAGGAATCTCTGGAGCAGCTAGAGTAGTCTCTGTTTCAGCAGAAGGGATTTCTGGAGCAGCTAGAGTAGTCTCTGTTTCAGCAGAAGGGATTTCTGGAGCAGCTAGAGTAGTCTCTGTTTCAGCAGAAGGGATTTCTGGAGCAATCAGAGTAGTTTCAGAATCAGCTGAAGGGATTTCTGGAGCAATCAGAGTAGTTTCAGAATCAGCTGAAGGGATTTCTGGAGCAATCAGAGAAGTCTCTGTTTCAGCAGAAGGGATTTCTGGAGCAATCAGAGTAGTTTCAGAATCGGCTGAAGGAATCTCTGGAGCAGCTAGAGTAGTTTCAGAATCAGCTGAAGGAATCTCTGGAGCAGCTAGAGTAGTTTCAGAATCAGCTGAAGGAATCTCTGGAGCAGCTAGAGTAGTTTCAGAATCAGCTGAAGGAATCTCTGGAGCAGCTAGAGTAGTTTCAGAATCAGCTGAAGGAATCTCTGGAGCAGCTAGAGTAGTTTCAGAATCACTTGTTGGAACATCAGTAGCTTTTATTTCATTTGAAACATCTATTTCAGGTACTACTATTTCTTTAAAATTTTTATCTTCTTCAGAATTTGGAGTAACAATAATAGGTAATCCTGATTCCTTTGCTTCTGGTATTATAACATCTTCTATAGATTGTATTGTTTGCGTTTGACTATCAGAAACATCTATTTCCATTTGTTGTATTGATGGATTAATAAACGCAGAGTAATTTAATTTACTTTTTTGTGTTTCTAATTCTTGTTTTAAGAATTCAAAATTACTGAATCTGATTGTTCTTTCTTCCATCTTTTTCTTTCTGCTCTTTTTCCCAATTTATATGCTGTAGATGATATACTTCTCTTTCCCAGGGGATCATACTTTCTATATCGCTTATACTAAAATTTGCGCCCAAGCTCATTGCATGATTTATTTTTATAAATGTAATCAAATTAATATAACTTAGGCAATAGTAAAAAAATTAAATAATCCCTCCAATTTTATTTTTCTTTCTTCACCATCTTTAGTAACATATGAAACAATTCCAACTATTTTTGGTAATTTTGAAACAAAATTTTTAATTAAATCGTATTCATTTATTGTTAACTGTTTTAATAAATTTTCTATTTCTTCTTCTGAAACATCATTTAAATCATAAACTTCATCATTAGAATATACTTTTGATATCGATGCTTTCACAAAATGATCTTTATCAAAATTTCCATTAATTGATAATATTTTTTTTATGCTTGGTTCTTTAAGAAGTATTTTTGTTGATTCGTCTACTATTATAGTTTCTTGTTTTGTGCCTTTGACAATTTCTAATTTTGTTATATCTAAAGATGCTCTTATCTTTTCTTTTGTTATAGGGCAAGTAAAATTAACTGAAACAATTTCTCCTACAGATTTTGCTCTTAACATACAGAAAAGATATTCCATATCTTGGAGGGTTAATGACATTTTTTCTATATCATCAAAACAATCAGAAATTAAATTTAAAATTGCATCAAATATAGTTTTATTATCTTTTTCTTCTTTTATCAAAATTAAATTTTTTTCATCATTAACTACAAACGGACGAAAAAAAAGAGTTTTTTCTTTACTAGGAAGAATGCACGAATATTTTGGATATTTTCTTTTAAGTGTGATCATTGTTATATTAATTTATTCTATATTGTCTATAAGAAAAAGTTACATCAAATGTTAATATTTCTTGTGTTGGTGCTGAATTAAATTCTAATGCTTGTATTTGTACTGGAAATGCTTCATAAAAAGTAATTGTTTTATTTGGAGATCCATTATAGGATAATGGCTGAATTATTATTGCTCCATTTCTAGCACATTCATTATAAAAATTTGCTGATGTTAAATTATTTGTGAAACCTTCTGGATCGGTTCCGACATCAAATCCATCATTTGCTAAAATTCTTATCCATTTATTTAATAAAGTGTAAAGTTTCCAATTATTATCTATAGGAAATTTCATTAAAAGACCAGTTCTGGATTCAAAAGAAGGATTTATCGGTATTAATCTACCTAAACCGGGTCCTGTAGTTTGGTCTGCTATCAATTCAACTGTTCTTCCACTCATTACTACACTTATTGGGCCTAAAAATGTTGATATACCATCCTTATCCGCTAAGTCAGTTTGGCTTATAGAAAGCCCAGAATCACCAAATCCACATTCACCACTCAATATAAACTGAATATTATATTTAGACTTCTTCTGTAAGCCATTTAGGTCTGCTATTTTTGTTATTATATCGTTTATACTCATTTAAAAATATTATTTTCTGTTAAAAGTTTAAATTCCCATTCATTTTCTTTGCATAGATTAATAGCAGCTTTCCATTTTGCTTCATTTATAAGATATCTAGTCATTTCAGAACTATATGATTTTGTTTTTTTATTTTTTGGTTGTATTGTCTGTTTTTTAGGTTTTACTTCTATAATCATAGTTTTTATTTCCCCAAATTTATTTTTTATTTTAATAATAAAGTCTGGAAAATATATGTGCTTTTTATTATCCACTGGAGATATGTAAGGAATTTTTAAACATTCATAACACCAATTCACAATGTTTATATTATCATCAAAATATTTGCATAATTTTCTTTCCCATAAAGATTTGCACAATATTTTTTTATGATTGCCGACATATTTTTCTACATGCTCTGGCAAAAATTTTGTTTTATATGCCATAAAATATATATAATGGTTAAAAATATGGCATTAGAACTACAATATCCAAAAGATGATTCTGAAATTTTTTATGCTTCTAATTTTAGAGCTGGTCCTTATAGCGTATTAGCTAAAAATAGAACTAGAAATTATATCAATGATAATCCATTTTTAGAAATAACATTACCTATACCAAATTCACATTTAAGCAGTACTCAACAATCATATTCAGAAGAAGCAAATCCCGTTGGGCCAATGTTATCTGCTGCTGGTGCGGCAAATGCTGGAGGAAATAAAAAATTATTAAAGAAAACTTTTGAAGAACCTTTTTTAATGTACTTAAAAAATATTGCTAGTACAACTTCTCAAATATCATATTCTAATATAACAGAATTATCATTAAAAAGTGAAGCAAGAAGAGAATTTAGATTTAGTTGGTTTTTAGTACCTAAAGACCAAGATGATGCAGTAAAAATAGCACAAATATGCGAAGCCTTTAGAGTGTATTCATATCCATTTTATGCTGGTTCTGCTGAAAGAATAACTCCTCCAGCATTATGGACTTTGAGCATGATTCCAATAAATGAAGGTACTGATTCAGATGAATTAACTGCTGCTTGGTTGGGATCTCCTTTAGTATCAGTATTAGTTACAGTAGATGTTAATAAAATTCCAATAGACGCGGAAAGACCAACTCATTATTATACTGGTCAGCCAGTAGCAACTGTTTTATCTTTAGTTTTTAAAGAATTTGAAACTGGTGCTATTGGTGCTGGAGGTGGAATTGAAAGTAAATCTGAATATGCTACGTTTGGAGGTTAAATGTGTTTAATTCATATGATATAGAAAATTACAATTTTGATGGTATTGAAAAACAAATAAGAATTTTTAATACAAATTTTAATTTATCGGAATATTCTACTTCATTTTATGCGGAAAAAATTTCTGATAATTTTTTATTAGATACATTTGCCGATTCAGTTTTTAATGACACTAGTTATTATTATATACCAATCTATACCAATAATATTGTTAATCCATTTTTAGAATTACCACCAACAAAAGAACAAATTGAAATAGAATTAGAAAATTTTAAATCAGGATTAAACGGGTTTACTGGTGTCTGTCTTGAAGCTGGAGATTTATTAGTAAAATTTTCTTCAGGATCTAGTGCTCAATTTGATGTTGAAACTAGTTTTGGATACATTGCAGAAGTTGATTATGAATTAGAAAAAATAAAAATGTTAGTTGATGGAATTAGCGGAGGAACTGCTAATAATAGCTATAGAGTTATAAGAGAAGAAAATGGAGTATGGAAACCGATTGTTGGGTCAATGACTAGTGGTTTTGTTATTTCACCAAATTCTCTATTTGTAGAAAACTATTCATCATCTCCTGTATTTTTTGAAAATCAGTATGGTATAATAACTAAATCTATAACTGATGCTGGTTATTCAGATGGTTCTCCAGATAATGAATACATACCAGTGAGCGAAAAAGATAATTTAATAGAAACAAAAAATATTTTAAATATCCCTTCAATCAATAAAGTGAAATTTATTGGAGATTTGATTAATGCCTCTTCCTAATACTTTAACTATTAATAGTATAACAATAACGCATGGAATAAATGGGACAGTATGGAATTTAGTTTCTGATGATCAATCTAAAGGATATTTGGAACAAATCCAATTTGAAGAAGGAATGTTTGGTACTATTCCTTCTGGAACAATAATATTAAGAGATGTTGGAGATGCACTATCAGATTTTAATTTTTCTGGTAAAGATAAAATTGATTTTAATATAACTGAAAGAGGCTGGACTGGTCAAAATTTAGATGGAATTGCAGATACTTATAATTTTTCTTTTATAATTTATCAAACTAGTCAGGGAACTGACTTTGGTGATAAAACTCAACCCAGATTAATAACATTAAAATTTATTGATTTTTCTTACTTCGTAAACGAAAGAAGAACTGCTGTACCAGATGAATTTGTTGATATAATTTCTACAGAAGAAAAATCCACCAGTGCTACTGTACCAATTAAAAAAGGATTTGTTAATAGTTTAATTAAATATCTTTATACTCCAGGAATACCTTTCAATATAGATTCTGCTAAAAATTATGCCTGGTTAAAACCAAATACACCAATATTTCCTAGCGGGAGAAAAATTACACAATCAAACACGCTATCTTTATTAAATTATATGGCAGAAAATGCCGTAAATGATAAAAATAGAAGTAATTTTTTCTTTTGGCAAGATTTACATGGAGTTAACTTTAAAAGTTTAGATAAATTAACTGGTCCTTCAGATCCAGTTATTCCTAGTAGTTATCCTATTGCTCAAGTATATACAACCGCAAAAACAGATTCTGTTTATGTCGCACAAATAGCCGATCCCATATTTGGAAATAATAGAATAATTGTTTACAAAATAAATTCAATTAATTTTATTCCTTCTTATTCTTTTATGGAATTAGAAAATTCTGGTTTTTTTGCATCTTATTATGATAGAATAGATCCTGATTTTGATAATCCATATTTTATGTTTTCTGATGATAATGTTGGATTTGCGCGCAATCAAATACAATATAATGTAAATAAACAAACTAGATTTGGTGGACCTTATTGGGATGGTATATTTCAAAATTTTGAATTTACTACCGAAAATTTTAACGATCCCACTTCAACAGAAGGCATAAGATATGA